CAAATATGCCGGCATATATAGAGGATGAACCCCAACCTAATCTTCAAATGTATTTGGATGGTGGTTTTGTGGGTGACTATGGGATACTTTCACAAACCGGAGAGTTTGGTGTAGGTTTACAAACAGAACTTGGCGTACCAGTATATCCAGGAACTTGTTTTGCACCTATGGTTACTAATTGTGAAGATTGTTCTACCTCACAAAGTACATTTTTACAAAACAATTTAAATAGTGAACAAGGTTGGAGTCCATACAATAGTGCGTATTTTTATTGGTTTGGGTGCATGCATCCAGGAGCACTAAATTATAACCCAGAAGCGATATGTCCTTTACCTTTAAATTATTGTGATTTCGATGACGATTATAATCCAGATGTTAATAGAAATGAACAATATCATTTGTGGGAACCTTGTGGGAATTCAGATAGTGTAGGTTATGAATGGGAAGGAGCACCTAACTACTTTACCCAAGCCCCATCTCAAAACAGTAACACTTTTTATCAAATAATGGGGAGTCCAGAGATTGGGCAAATAATATCTTATGGTAACCCATCTGACCCCAACCCTTGGTGGTGTTTAAAATATATGGGTTATAGTAATACTTTTGGAGTACAACCTACTACAAATACCTTACCTCTTAACCCACCAGTAGCTTTACTTGAAACTTATCCAGATTGTGTTACTTGTCAGTTCCCTGACCCGGACCTTCCTCAATGTGATTGTCCTGATACTATTACCTATAATATAGATACAATAAACTCTGTAACTATTAATACTAATTTTACAGGATTTTATGACCCTACAGTAGAATATAATGCAGGAGATGCGTTTGTTTTAGATTGGTATAATGATGGGTTAGGGCTTCTTACTTCTCACCCAAACCCAGAGTTTGTGGCTTTAATCGACGCACAAGGATTAAGTAACCCTGTAACACAATTTGAATTACCACAATATGTTGGAGGACAGTGGATTGCGGGAGGACCCCAAATGACTGTTTCAGTAAGCCCCCCTTGTGCTATAGAACCAGGACCTAAGTGTTATATATACATGGGTACTAATACTGGACAGGTAATGGCAACCTCTCTACACGGCACACCATCCGTAACATCCGATTATCAGATTAATATTATATTACCACTTTCATTAGGGCCATCAATGGATAATGGAGGACAACCATATTGGGCAGGTGCTTATGTACCACTTTTTGGGTGGCAACTAGACCCCAACACACAAGTACTACAACAACAAGGTTTATTACCTCTTAATAGGAATTTTGTGTGTTGTAGTTATTTAGTACCCGATTGTGTAGACCCAGCAGCATTAAACTACAACCCTAATGCGTTGGTAGGTTGTCCCGATAATAACGGTGATGGATTACCAGATTGTTGTCTTTACTACACACCACCAACAATTATGGAAGAAAAAAAATGTTTACCTGCATTAACAAAAGAAGAGTTTTTGATGAATGTATGTCAGAAACCAGAAACTCGTTCCGATGTATTTATTGAAAGAGGTAAAGTTTCAGTTTTTGAAAGATGTCAAAGACTGTCAGTTAACCCCACTATTGGTGAATTAGAACTTCACGGATATGGGTATTATAAATTTGAAAACCAAAGTTAAGAATTATGGCATTAGGAGCATATGGAATAAAAAGACCAGCAGACGTATCCCCAGAGGACGTAGAAATAATTGTACACAGCACCCCTAATAGGGATTTTACTACTAATTTTACATTACAAAAATTAAATTCATCCGCAGTATTATCACCTTATGTACATAACGCTGATACCGGTGGTATGGCAGGTGTAGAAATATTAGGTGGTTTATATAATTTAAAATTACCTACTAGTATATTTTCTACTAAAGGAATATATACGGTATACTTGAGACCTGCAGAAATTAGAACAAGTATTGTTGATTGTGGAATATTAGCAGCATTACCAAACGTAAAAGGGTTAGTGTTTGATATTAATGCTGTACCCGCAGAATATAGAAATAAATTTACACCTATGAATTTAGTTGGTTTTAGAATAGAATACTTAAAAAAAACCGGACAAAAAATACCTAATTTTTACAGAATCGTAACCTCTAATTTTTACTGTGAACCAGTACCAGCAAACCTATCTAATCCACAACAAGTTTCTCCTAGATATGTGTACAGTGATTCACCAACGAATTTAATGTTTTGTACGTTAACACCTACGAGTGCACCCACAACCCAACCAAACGCTATACCATTTATTGGGCAACCAAATCAAGACGTTATTATTACAAATACTTACTTCAATCCGATTACTTTAGATATTGAAATGGTAGACCATAATTTTGATACACTCGCTATTGCTTTATACGGGAATCAAACTAAATCTATTGAAGACGGGATATATACAATGTATGATTTATCAGGGGTTAACAACATATATAAACAATATAATTTATTTGAAATTAGAGATGAGTTTGATGAAAAATTATATGAAGTTAGACAAGATAGAGGAAGTAATATAGATTTTACTAAACAATTTAACACAATAATAGCACAGTAATGACAAAGTATTATTACCCACCCGCTCCTGGAAATGGTGCTGGCACTTTTAGTGATAACTTAGTTGGACTCCAATTTACCGATGGGAGTTCACAGATGACTACTGCTAATTTTTCATCTTTTGGTGATTCGGGTAGTGAAAAGACAAATAGAAATTTTGAGTTGGGTGGGTTTTCAGCTCCCATAACCTTAGATAGTTTATCTACGAATCAACCACACCTGAATCAACACCTACTTAATTCTTCATTACAAATTACTTTTAATTATGATGATAGTATAATAACCGACCAAGTACTCTATGGTTCGATGAAAGAAAGATTTAGAGTTGCGACTAACGGTATAGTAGGATTTTTCCCTGCAGCTTTATATATGAGTGCGGTTGATATTACAGCATCAACATCAGGTAATTCTGTAGAAAGTATTTCCTATGATACCATATTAGATAGAACCACTATAGAGGTTTCTAAATTTACAATATCTAACCCATTTAATATAGAATATACGGTTAATGGATTAAAAGAAGTTATTTCTAATAATGATATAGAATTAGATTCACCTGTTTTTAATGGTGTATCTAATACAGCTATAAGTGCACAACTAGGACAAGTTTCACACCTTAGAAATTTTAGTAAAGAATACGATAAATATTCTTTATCTTTTAGCGGTCAAGCTAATGAAAAAGAATATGCCTTATTAGATTATACCCCTATTACAGAAGATGAAACAAAGCTGAGAATAGTAATTAAAGGGGCTCCTTTTGGTACTACAGCTACCACTACTACAAAAAGATTTTATATAAAACCTAATTCTGAAGAGTTTGAAAATGCTTTTGAAAATTTTGACTCTATACAAAAATTTTTATTAAACAGAAATACTACCCCACAATACACTGCAGAAATACAAATTACACCTACATTATCCTCAGGTGAAAAAGTAAAAACAAAATTAAAAGTTAGTTGGCCTAAAATTGATTTGGTTAATTTGGATATTAATACTAGTAGTTATGACAGTTATTTAGCTTCTTTAGTACAAATAGCTGATGAGTTTGACGAAGTAAAAACAAATTTAGTTTCTAGATTTCTAACTTCAGATTCTTTAACCGAGTTTGATACTATTGATAGAAAAGTTGAAAAAACACTACAAATCTACGGTAGAAGTTTTGATAATGTTAAAAGATTTATAGATGGTATCGCTTACATGACTAATGTTACGTATGATGGTAAAAATAATATACCTAATAATTTATTAAAAAACTTTGCAAGAATGTTAGGGTGGAGAACACCATCGAGTATTAGTAAAGTTGCTTTTTTAGATACCATATTACAACCAGGTGAAGCACAATTTTCTGGGGAAACGGTAGGTATGACCCCGGCAGAGTTAGACATTGAAATGTACCGAAGAATTTTAATGAATACAGCTTATCTATTTAAATCTAAAGGTACGAGAAAAGCGGTAGAGTTTTTATTACGATTTATCGGAGCTCCACCCGCTTTAGTTGAATTTAACGAATATGTTATCTTAGCTGATAACAAAATAAATCTAAATCAGTTTAATAGTTTATTTGCAACAATATCTGGTGGTTCAGTAACGTATTCAGGTGTAACTATAGAAACAGGAGCGACACCAGCAAATAATATGGTTGTTACGACCTCAACAACCCAAACTCATGGATTTTCACGAAGTGACTACCCAATCGATAGTGAAGGGTACCCAACTAAACCAGAAGAAACTAGTAGTTACTTCTTCCAAAGAGGTGCAGGTTGGTACGAACAAACACCAGAACATCATGGAGAAACTGTTGTAGATTTACAAAATTCTATATTTTCTGGATGTTCACCTGATATTGTTACAATGTTAAACCCATTTACTTGGGGTGGATTTTTTGGTGACGGTAGTAAGTCCAACGACCCATCTGCACCATATTTAGAAAGATTTAGAAGATTTCCATTGATGAATTATGGTTATGGGTTAACTAAAGAAATTGATGATAAAAAATCTTGGTTAAAAATTGATGAAGATAATGAAATTAGAGAGTATAATTTTAATAATGAAAGATTCGCTTTCTACCAAACGTTCGATGAAAGATTAGTATTAAATGTTAAAAATGTTGATTTATTTTTAAATATTGGACAAGGATTAGCTTATGATGTGTGGCAACAATCTGTATTAAGTGGTTGTCCGTTTAGTGGTGGGGTTTTAGACCCATCAGTATATTCATCACGTGGTGGTAATGATAGTACTCATCCTGAGATAGACGCTGCTGACTTTAGTTTTAAAAAGTTTGTGGAAGGTTTTTGGAAGGTATACATTAATGTAAAAAATAGAATGACCATCGATGATGGTAAAACAGGTGGTTACCCTAATCTACAACAAATTTATATAAATTATTTAGCACAACATTGTGGTAGTAATAACCAGTACACCTATCAAAAAATGATAGACTATTCATTAGCTTTAGGAGATTATTGGATAAAATTAATAGAACAATTATTACCAGCTACTACACCCACTGCCAGACCAGAAAATTTAAGACAAAGATTTGATAATGCAGCTATTCAAGAAGCCTTAGACGCAGAGACAGAGTTTGAAAATTTAGATCGACCTG